CGCTAAAGTGGCAAAGGCCGAGAAGGGGGGCTCGGAGACGGGTAGAAGCGGAGCCGGCCTACCGTGTGCGACAGTGCGATGCACCAGTCACAATCTCACACACGCTAAGCGAGTCCCACATCCACGCTGACGCAACGTAGTCGTAACCACACGCGTCCGTGTCCTCACCCCCTGGCAATGCGTGAAGTAGGCTAGAAAGACAGCTTAGGTCACCTTTTGCGATACTCCTCTCACAAGCCAGTTGCGTAGGGATGGAAATGCCGTAGAGCTGCGCGAATATGGAACGAACCTCCATACTAGGCGCAAATTCCGAAGGGGGTTTCCATCCATCCGGCAGAACTGAGCGATACCCATCTTCTATGAACCGTGGGGCTACTGTCCCGCAATGACGCAGGGCATAATGGGCAATCGCGGCAACTATCGGGCACTGGGGAGTCTCGTACAGGGCGCTTAGGGCCTTAGCTTTCAGGAGTGACATGCCTACATCACGACCGTGGCCTATCATGGAGGAGGTCCAGCCAAAAGAGACAATGAACTTCCAGGGGTTACGCATGACACAACCACCTGCAGTAACAATACCACAGAAAGAAGCGAGAGAGGGATCCTCCACACTCCTGAGTTTCAGAAGGAAACCCGCTTTCTTCCATTGGTCTTCACTCCAGATAGGCAAATCCGGAGTGGCAAATATGCCATCGTCACCCTCGACGTAACCGTCAAACTGATCTTCTGGTATTCCGCATAAGCGGCACATGGTCATCCACAGGACAAGATTTGTAAAGCCATTGCCCAGCGAGGTGTTCATGTCGCCGCTCATACGACGGGCCAGAATCTTGACCTTCCAGAAAGAGGTTTTCAACACATTCTGCCCACGAAGAACGCGGCAGACAGTCGCTGCATACTCGGGAAAATTCGAGAGCATGTGGCGATAAAGTTCCAATTCAATGTTGTCCATCACTTCCTGTCGGATCAAGGATTCAAATGCAGAATAATCAGTTTGCCAGTATTTCAGACCGCCACTTATGAGGCCGGAGATGGAGTCAGGGCGCAAGGCAACCGGTACATGCTTGATGAAATATTTGAGCTGATAGACACGCTCCTCTATTTGCTTACAAGCCGGACCCCAGTATGCCTTGAATTCGTCCACGCGACTGTTAATCCACCTAGCAAACTTCCACCCAATGTAATCCTCCACTTTAATGAAGGATTTGACTTTCGAAAAGACCTTGAAGGCCTGGGAATTATAGACAAAGCCGAAATCGACAAAACGGGAAGCGGCCTCCAGCAATTGCTGGCACCGACTCCCATTATACGTCGTTTTCTGAAGCCATTCCCAGACAGTATCTATGTGGTCGAGCGGCTTGAAGATCTCCGGGTATTTCCTGAAAAGCATGTGGACTGTCTTGCGACACTCACGCATGAATTCAGGATCGACGGGCGGAAGCTCACGACCTAGTCTCTTGTCGAGTCCAGCAAGTTGGGTGTCAGGGCAGTTCGCGTCGAGGCAGATAGGAGCGTACCCCCATATCCAACC